ACACCATCAGCATATTCAATCATTTCATCTGAAAGTGTTAGACCAGCCGGTGGTTGGATAGAAAAAGGATTTGGTAAAGTAGTTGTAGGTGTACTTGCTACCTGACCCTTTGTTGCAAATGTATAGAAGCTATCTTGATGCTCTACTAATTGTAAAGATATTGTATAATCTTCATTAAATGTCATTGATAAAACTCTAAAAGCTTTTGTAGTAAATCCAACACTTGATAAAGTAATATTTACAATATCTCCTATATGAAGTTCGTATGCTCTAAATCCACAAGTAATACTTAAACCTAAACTTTCTCTTGATCTTCTTAAAATAATCTCAGCCATTTCTTCAGCTTGGTATGGAGAAGTTATTGTTTTAAAATCAAATCTTCCCTCTAGTAAAAATCCCCCATCTGCTGACTTCATTGTTGCGTGTTTATCTGCTGTTGCATATCCACTATCATCTACTGCTGGATACTGAATTTCATCTACTTGGAAATTTCTATCAGGATTTATAAATGAACAAATAACTCTATTGTATTTAGAATTTTTAGATGGAGATGCTAAATTATATCCACCAATAATATCATCTTCTGTAAGTGATACTGAAGCTGTGCCTGTTGTTTCAATAACTAATTTATATTTACCCTGAACATATGGAAGATAACCTCTCATTCCTTTTACAAGTTCTCTTACATTATCAATAACTTTTCTTGATGTATCTATTACAGCATTAGTGTCAAAAATATTTATATTACTACCACCTGAAAATGGTGTGACTTGTGTGACACAAACTTGTGAAGCATCATAGAAACTTTGTAAATCTAAACTTGATGTGGCTAGACCTTTTCCATATCTCTCATTTCTTAAATAATCTAATAAACAAAAAGCTGGATTTGTAGAAAATGATGCAGTTTGTTCAGATAAATTAGAAGCTAATGTGACTACTTTTCTTCCTTTTACTTTTGCTTGTACTACAGGTATTCCACCAAAGACATCAGGATTCCACTTAAATTTTAATGCAAGATAACAAAGACCTGATAGTTTGTGATTGTTTCCCCAAGATGATAACTGTGATAATAACGAAGATGCACTTTGTCCATCACTTCCAAAGTGTGGCTCTATTGTAATTGTACTTTCTGCTGATGACCCCTCTACATTTGGGTCTGCTTTAAAAAAATTAGAATCTGAACTTGCAACACTTCTTTGAGTGTTATCTGTTAATGCTCCATCAAAAGTGACTACTTTATCATCAACTCTTATTTCTTCTATTGAGTTTATCTCTCCCTCTGACAATACTAAAGCAACATATAAAAACTCATTATCTGTACCTGATGTTTCTATAAATACTCTTGTTCCACCTACAAGTCTTTCTCCATAGATTACAGGTATGTTTGCATTGTTTGATTGTTTGTTAAGTAGTATTCCTCGTTCTTGTTGTTCAAAATCATTAGTTCCAAAGTCAGGTACTTCAGGTGGTTTCATAGATCGCATAAACAACCAACCAACAGCAAAAACACCTAAAGCTACAAATGGATTTATACTACTTAAAAATTTACCAATTCTTACAACTTTAGCTACTGCTTTTGCTCCACCTACTATTGCTTTTACTACTCCACCCATAACCAACTATCCTTAATACTTTTTTTAACTATATTTCTTATTTTGTTTGTCTCATTTAATCTTATCCAATTAGTGCTATTACCTAATCCAATAATTTTTGCTAAATTATTTTTTGACCATTTATATATTTTTCTAATATTTTTATTAGCAAGAAAATCAATATGAATCATTAAGTCTCCACAATACCAATCTAAAACTTCTCCTGTTTTTAAAAAATGTTCTTCTGTTTTTTTATCAACCATAGCCCAATTAACAAAACCATATATTTTTTTATCTTTAAATATTTTGTATTGATTGTGGTTTATAGGTTGCTCTATATGATAATATAATTCTTCGTATGTATTATTTTTGTATCTATTAAATGATTTGTAAAAATTTATAATCTCATCAAAAGTTGTCATTACTTTCTACCCCACTTAATATCTAATACTGTTTGTGAACTAAAATTCATACCAACATCTGTACTAAAAAATCTTTGTTGTGAACTGTTGTTTGTTTTTCTACCTGATTTTTTTTCAAAATCTGCCCAATGAGATACCACAGTAAGCTGGACACTTGATTCTGTTTCTGACTCAGCAATATCAAATGTATCTATGTTTCCTGAGTATAGTAATATTGGGTCTGCTATAATAGAATTGTTTGAGTCTAATAATCCTCTATAAATTTCAACAGCATCATTGACTATATTTTCATTTAATACTGTAGATATAAATGTCTGATCTGCACCTGATAATACCAAATTTAAAGATACTTTTGTAATATCTGTTTGTTCTTCAAATGATGGTAAAGATACTAAAAATGGAGATGATGTGTAAGTGACACTAGAGCCTGAGATTGATGAAGTTAAATCAAAGCTATTATCAGTAAGATTTACAGGTGTTGAAAATCCAATAGTAAGTAAATGAAATGGTACTATTTCATTTGTTAATAATTCGTTTTTTACTGCTGTCGTTAGTGTTCGTGCCATGTTCCTCGTAATATGTTCTAGTTATGCTTTCTGTACCTTTTAACATGGTAAAATTAAATTTGCTATCAGGTTTTTGATAAGCTTTTAAATCGTTTGTTTTCTCG